AAGATCAGTGGCGACCCTTTCGTTGTGCGTGGTGGCTATAACTGCCGCCATAGGTTTAGAGGCGTTTTTTAAGAGGTGTTATATGCCACAAGGTAAAGGAACATACGGCAGCAAGGTTGGCCGTCCCAAAAAAAAGAAGAAAGTTAAAAAATAACCAATTATGATACAATCGAGATTCACCATTCCACCTACTCTTTTAGAGGCTACGTCACATGAGCGATGAAATCATGGCAACAGAAGCAGAGACTGAAACTGCGGCAGTACAAAGTCAGGAAACCAAGACCTTTACTCAGGACGAACTAGATCGCATTGTTGCTGATCGTGTTGCAAGAGAGCAACGTAAGTTCGACAAGAAGATATCTGGCATTGATCTGGATGACGCAAAAGACTTAATGGCGCAGCGAGAAGCGGCCCAACTTGAGCGGCAGAAAGAAAGAGGCGAGTTTGATTCTATTCTGAAACAGACGGTCGAAAAGAAAGACATGGAGATACAGAGTTACAAGAGCAAGCTGCAACAAACGCTAGTTGATGGCGCTTTGCTTGGTGCTGCTGGTAACAGTAATGCTGTAAATCCGAATCAAGTTTCACAGTTACTTAAAGGCCAGACTAGACTGTCGGAAGACGGAACGGTTGAGGTGCTAGACGCTAACGGAGTACCGCGATACAATGACAGCGGTGATTTGTTATCCGTCAATGAGATGGTAACTGAATTCTTGACAGTAAACCCGCACATGGTCAAAGCCTCTATAGGTGGAACAGGATCGCAGGGTAACACTGGTGGCTCTACACAGAAGCCTACATCTGTGGCAGATATGGTTGCAAACTGGAACGATGGCGGCAAAGAAGCATTTGCGGCTTTCAAGAAAAAGTAACCAACAAACCACAAACTAATTTTATTTTAAGGTAATTTATCATGGCTGCAACTACTAGTACTACCCTTGACGACCTATTTGTAAATATTGTCGCACAAGCTCGTTTCACCGCTGAAGAGCAATCCCTAATGCTAGGTCTGGTTACAATGTATAACATTCAGGCCCAAGCTGGTAAAACTATTCAGGTTCCTAAGTACCCAGCAATCACTGCTGCTGACTTGACTGAAGGCACTGACATGTCTAGCACCACCGTTTCTACTTCTTCAGTTTCTGTAACTGTTGGCGAAGTAGGCGCACAGGTTCTGCTTACTGACATGGCTACTTACGGTGACGGCAACCCTGCTGTTGAGCTAGGTACTGTTCTTGGTAACGCTATCGCTACTAAGATTGATACTGACCTCATTGCTTTGTTTGACGGCTTCTCTGGTTCTATCGGTGCTGCTGGCGCTGAGATCACTGTTGCTGACTTGTTTAAGGCTGCTGCAACTCTACGCGCTAACAAAGTAACTGGCGTGATCAATGCTGTTGTACACCCTTTCCAAGCCTACCAGTTGAAAGCTAACCTAACTAACACCTTCGCTAACCCGAACGGTGGCGATTCGCAGAATGAAGCGATGCGTACTGGTTATGTTGGAACTATCGCTGGCATCAATGTCTACGAGTCAGCTAACGTAGCTATTGACGGTTCTGGCGATGCTAAAGGTGCTGTATTCGCTCCTGAAGCTATCATGATCGCTATGAAGCGTGACTTTAACATTGCGCCACAGCGTGATGAGTCTCTCCGAGCATTCGAGCTTAACGCTACTGCCGTTTACGGTGTTGCAGAGCTTGATGATTCGTTCGGTATCGAGCTTCTGTCTGACGCTGTACTGTAAGATAGTAAGACTAATAATCTGCCCTCCTTCGGGGGGGCATTTTTTAAAAGGTTAAATAATGGCATATTCCTCAGACGCTGATTTACTTAAACTGATTCCCGACATTCTTGGTCTGGGCATTGAGTCTTTTGTTCTGGAGCATCCTAAAGCTGAAGCTGATCTTCAGCGAGAGTTACGCATTAAGTGGTGGCCCAGAAAGAACATAGCAGGCGAGATGGATACTACAAAGCTCACCCCTGCACAGTTCACTATGGCGAGTGCCTACCTAGTGTTGTGGCGTTATGCTTTGCCCCAGCTTACCAATTGGGTTGATGGCGACAGATTCGGTAATATGATTGACTTCTACAAAGCGCGTTATGGCGAAGAGCTAGAAGCAGTGTTATCTGATGGTGTTGACTATGATGAAGATGGTGACGGCACTGTTGATTACGCTGAGAAACAACCTATCGGGCAATGGCTTAACCGTTAATGCAAATCAAGATAAACACCAACGCTAAAGAGATAGCCAAGCGAGTAAAGAAGCAAGGCAAAGAATTATCCGATAGCGTTAAAAAGGCTCTATCTATTACCGCCCAAGCTGGCGTTAATATTATTGAAGATAGAACTAGCAAAGGCATTGGCTATAAAGGCAGATTTAAGCCTTACAATGCAACGTATGCAGCATTTAGAGCGAGTAAGGGTAGAGGTAGTTTACCTGATCTACAGTTTACAGGTCAGATGCTAGGCTCTATGACAACTAAGGCTAACAGCAAACAGGCAGAGATATTCTTTAGCCGAGCTGCTGAGTCTAAGAAAGCTGCTATGAATGACAAGAAAAGACCTTTCTTCGGGTTCAGTAGTTCTGAAGAAAAGAAACTGGGCAAGATATTCTTTAAGGCGTTGAAATGAGTGTAAGAGAAAGCATTGCTAATAACTTAGTTGAAACCCTGAAAGCGACAATTGACCCAGTGGCTATCAAGTACGTTACCCGCGAGCCGTTTGATTTTGACAAGTTATCCAGCGCACAGTTTCCAGCTATATTGGTTCGCAGTGCTGGCGAAGATAGAGAAGATAGCTCTATAGGTGGTTCCATTACTCAACGTATGGCTACCATAAATTACGAATTCATTTGCTACGTTAAAGGCTCTGTCATTGATTCAGCCCGCAACAATCTTATTGAAGCAATTGAAGAAGCTCTTGATGTTGACCGTTTGCGTGGTGGGTACGCCCTAGATACTCAGATAACTAATATCGAGATTGATGAAGGTTCTATTGATCCCATTGGCGGGATTATTATTACAGTTCGCGTTTTGTATCAGTACACTCGCGGCACAACTTAACTTAAATTAAAGGTAATTATCATGGCGACTAAAACAGGCGCATCTGGAGTAGTAAAAGTACAAGTCTCAGGCACGACTGTTGCCGTGGTTGGCGAAGTACGTTCTTTCACGTTTGACGGTTCAGCAGACACCATTGAAGACTCAGTAATGGGCGATGTTTCCAGAACCTATAAAACTGGACTAAAAACAAATACAGTATCACTTGACGTATATTGGGATGAGGCAGATGCACAGCAGCTAATTCTTGATGAGCGTGCTTCAATCGATTTTGAAATCTATCCTACAGGCACTGGCAGTGGAGAGACTTTCTTCTCTGGCACAGGCATTGTGACTTCTCGCTCTATTACTGGTTCTTTTGATGGCATGGTAGAAGCCAGCTTCTCAATCCAGTGCAGCGGTGACGTAACAGAAGCACAAGTTTAATTAACTAAGGGGATAAACCATGGGATTAGCTAAAGATTTAAGAAGTAGAAGAAAGTTGCAAGCAAGAGAAGTATTAGTGCCTGCATGGGGTGACGAATCTGGAGCGTTTAAGTTGTATTGCAGAAGCATCACTTGCTACGACCTAGACCAGTTGCAGAAGAAGCACCCCGACTTTCTTAACAATACGACTATCGGGGCAATGGTTGATTTGATTTGTATGAAGGCAGAAGATGAAGGCGGCACTAAGCTGTTTGGGTCTGCTGAAGATCGACTTGATTTGATGGGCGAAGAAACTAGCGTTATATCTGATATTGCTAACCAAATGTTTGCAGAGATTGAAACTGTTGAGGCAATACAGGGAAACTAAAAAGCGACCAGTCAAGGATGAATCTGCTTTCCTTGGCTGATCGCCTACACCTTACGATAGAAGAAGCAGAACAAATGCCCGTTAATCATTTCAACGAATGGTTGGCTTATTACCAAATATTGAGTGAGCAAAATGGCTGAAGATGTAAAGATCGTAATAAGCGCGGTAGACAAAACCAAAAAGGCTTTTGGGGGTGTTACTAACGCCTTACAAAAGATTGCTAAAGCTGCATTTAGCATGAAGTCTGCTCTAGCTCTTGCGGCAGGTGCTGGCGCTATTGGGTTTATGATTAAGCAATCTTTAACCGCTATAGATACGCTAGGAAAGACTGCATCTAAAATAGGCACTACAACTGAAGCACTTAGTTCTTTGCAATTCGCAGGAACCCAAACGGGCGTAACTATTGAAACCGTCAACATGGCTGCACAGCGATTTACAAGGCGTTTAGCTGAAGCCGCTAAAGGAACTGGCGAGGCTAAAGGCGCACTTAAAGAGCTAAACATTGATGCTGAAGAGCTAAAGAAGAAATCACTAGATGAGCAGATGCTACAGCTCGCTGATGCTTTCGGTAATGTTACAACATCAGCAGACAAAGTTCGTCTAGCTATGAAGCTGTTTGACTCTGAAGGTGTTGCCCTAGTAAATACCTTGGCCCTTGGAAGGCAAGGCTTAAAAGATATGTTTATCGAGGCTGACCAATTAGGTTTGGTAATGTCTGGAAAAGCAGCTAAAGGCGTGGAAAAGGCAAACGATTCTCTTTCTAAATTGTTTGGATTATTTAAAGGTTTGCGTAATCAGATAACTGCTAACCTTGCTCCAGCCATAGAAGCATTAAGCAATACAATAAAAGATAAGTTTTTAAAAGACATTAAAGCGGCTGGCGGAAGCGTAGAAGAATTTGGTCTTATTTTAGCTGAAAATATACTTCAAGGGTTGGCGGATATTTTGTTAGCCCTTGGATCAGCGGCTAGGGGTTTTGCTGATTTTGCAAATGGCTTTATTGAAATGGCCAACTACGTTAGGGATTGGATGAATTTAGCGCCAATTACTACAAAAATGACGTATGGTTTTAGCGATTCTATAGACAATGCGGCTGGTAATGTTTGGCGGCTTAAAATGGGCCTTAGAGGACTTAGAGAAGAGGCTGACGATTTAGCTGATGGCGAAGTTCTTCCAACTACGATGCAAAAGTGGGGAGCCTCAATTAAGTCTGCTGGAGATGCTTTGCCTAGCTTGGCAGAAGGAATGGATGCAGTTTCTAAGAATGCCGCAGGGTCATTAACGGACGCTTTAACGTCTGCAATTAGTGGCGCTAAATCTTTTGGCGAAGCTATGAAGGATATGGCTAAAAGCGTTATTGATAGCCTGATTAAAATGATGGTTCAATACTGGATTGTGCAACCCTTGTTTAATGCTATTGGTGGCGCTCTTGGTATGCCTACGACACAAGTTACGAAACAATCAGCAATAGGTGGGTCGCAAAATAGAGGGCAAGCAACATTGGTTGGCGAGCGCGGGCCAGAGTTGTTTGTTCCAAATCAAAACGGATCAATAATACCAAACAATAAGATGGGCGGTGGCGGTGGTGTTACTGTTAACCAGACCATTAACGTATCTACTGGCGTACAGCAGACAGTCAGGGCAGAAATTGCTACACTGATGCCACAAATTGCCAATGCCGCTAAAGGTGCAGTTGCAGACGCTAGACAGCGTGGCGGTGGGTTCAGCAAGTCATTAGTCGGAGCATAAGAAATGCCATTAGCTTTCCCCAACGTAGGCATTACATCAATCAGCCTACGTTTAAAACGAACTGTTGCGGTTACAGAATCACCGTTTACCTAT